TAAAAAAAAAAAAAAAAAAAATAGAAACACTAAAAAAAAAAAAAAAAAAAAATGAAAAATAAATAAACAAATTAATACTAAAAAAAAATGATTAAATTATTTTAGTATAAAAAAAAATCTATAATAATATATATGTTGAATAACTTTCAAATGTTGGAACTAGCCCCAAAAATGGGAATACCACTCAAAGGAGTATATTTCAAAGATGAACTTAAACTAGATGATTTAGAAGTAGGAAAATCTTATGTGATCAATTTATCAGATGAAAAAGATGAAGATGGAGATCAAAATCTAGGAACTCACTGGGTCGCCTTACATATTGGTAAATTAGATGGGAAAATATTTCCTATGTATTTTGATAGCTATGGTATAGGTGCTCCAGAAGATATAAGTAATTTAGTTGAGAAAAGATTTAAGAAGAAAATAGGTCATACAACAAAAAATGTCCAATCAATTGTTTCAGATGCTTGTGGATGGTTTGTAATGGCATATTTACATTTCATTAATAAATTTTATAATAGAACAGGTAATATTTTGATGGATACTGCACTATTTTTGGATTTATTTGAAGATCTAGATAAATCTACTGATTGGAAGAAGAATGAATTTATTTTAAAATTATTCTTTCAAGAACCAGGAAAAAAGGCTAAAGGTTTGGATAAAATATTTGAAGATATGACACCAGATGATATTACAAAAAATGATGATAAAATTACTATACCTATTGAAGATGTAGATTTAAGAAAATAAGTGTCCAAAAATAAATTATTATTAGGATTTAAATTTAAAAATTAATCACTAAATAATAAATTCTAAATTTATTATATAATGGGAAATAAATGCACAAAAGAATGTATTAATGATACAAATAAATTTATTATTGATTCGTTTAATAATGAAGAATTAATGAATATTACACTTGATGTATTAGAATATTTAGCAAAACAAACAGATAATGAAATAGATGACTTAGTTGTAGAATTTATTAGAAAAAAATTAAATAAATAAAATATCTTAATTATAGTATATGTTTTGTTATAACATTCATCTTTTGAATAAACATTTTTTATTTTGTATATTACAATTTTTACAAGGTATAGCTAGCACTGTTTCATTGGTTATGTCAGGATACTCTCTGGCATACGCAATAGGAGAGACTTGGCAATGGGAACACATAATTATAGTAGCTTGTATAGGAACTACAATTATATGTAATTCAATCAAAGATGCACTTATCGCTAATCCAGAAGTATTAATGAATCAAAAAGAATTAGATGAAAAGAAAAAGAAAGAAAAAGAAAAAGAACAACATCCTACCTATATTGATATTTAAGTTTTTTTAAATTTTAATCTATATTAATTATATATGTTAATAGTATTAGGTGAAGGTTCAAAAGGACAATATAAGAAAGTTGAAATTAAATATAAAGGAGAATCTCGTATGGTGCCAAAAACTTATATAGAAGGACTTAAAGGTGATGATTTAAAAAGACAAATTAAAAGTATTTTTGAAGAAGAAGATAGACCTAAGGATGTAAAATTTAAATCTAAAAGAAGCCCTTGGTGTAAACAATTTCAAAATAAATATGATACTACCATCCAAGATATGGATTTTATTGATGAAAATTTATTAAAAAAAGAAGGAGCAGAACAGATTATTGAAAAAGGAATGCAAGCATATAGGTCATCAGGATCTAGACCTAAACAAAATCCATTTAGTTGGGGAAAAGCTAGATTATGTTCTGTTTTAATGGGTGGTAAATCAAGAAAAATAGATCAAAAAATTTATGAAAAATATAGAGTTTTGAATTACAAAATAGATAAAATAGAAGAAATAAATAAAAATAAAAGATACAAAGCATTCTTTAGTGATGGTTCGACAGTGCAGTTTGGTCAAACTAATCCAAAAAGAGGAACTTTTATTGATACAAAAGACAAGAAACTCAAAGAAAATTATATAGCTAGACACGAATCTGATTTAGATACATTAGATCCAAAAAGAGCAGGATATCTTTCAATGTATATACTATGGAATAAACCAACATTAAATGCGTCTATTAAGGATTTTAACAAAAGACTGAAAAATAATGATTTTAGTCTTCCAGAAGTTTGAGGTTGTAAAAAATCACTATAATCTTTATAATTTTACAGCGAACCAAAGGTTCTTTAAATATAATTTCTTTAAATAGTATATGAACTCGCTAACTTGGAATAGTCAATTAGTCGATAGTGTAATTAACGCATCCATAACTGGTATGTATTTAAGATTTTATGAACAACATAGAATAGAAAAAGAGAATAAACAGTATTTTTTGAAATTAAAGTATGCAGATAAAGGGCGTAAAGTGAAAAAATTAATTATATAATTGGACAGTATATAGAAAGTGTCCAATTTATTAAAATGATTCCTATATAAAATTTATTTTTGGGACAATTTTTTAGTAAAAAAATAATACTAAAAAATGTTTAGAAATAATTTATATATTCTTTATTATATATATGCCTAAAATAAATAAACAAGTTAAAATTTATTTTATTAAGAATACTTTAAAAAATGCTTTAAATATTGATATTAAGAATCTTAATAAGAAAAATGTTGAAGAAATTGATAAGATTATCTTTGATTTTAAGATACCTATCTCGCACCTAATTTTAATAAACGAAATGATTACTAAAATAGCGTGAGTTATTTAAAATTAATTACTAAATCTTTTTTTGAATACTCTGTTTTTGAGTTATCGTATACTGGAGACATTATTCTTTTTGGATCTAATTTTTTGTTTTTATGGTAATCTCTATAATACGCACATATTTTTTCTTTGTTTCTAGCATAATAATCTCTATTATAATCTCTAATCCTATCTTTATTACTAAAACTATATTTTTTATCGTATTTTTTTTTTTCATCTTTTCTATCTATTAATTTTTGTATTTGTAATAATTGTTTTGAAACTAAAATGATTTTGTCCATTATATAATAATAATATTTTTATTTAATCAAAATAGACAATAAGAGGATTATTACCTTTTGGTTTATAATCAGGAACTGTAGGATTTTTTAAAGTATAATTAGATGTTTTTTTTATTAATCTTCTTTTTTTTTGATTTTCATTTATTCTTTTTCTATTATAATAATCTTTGTAATATTGAGTAATCATATCTTTATTCTTTTGATAATAATCTTTTTGATAAGCTAATTTATACTCCCTATGTTCATAATAATATGCTAATTGTGGATACATATGTAATAGATAAGATATTTTATTTAATTAAGAAAATATATAAAAATTATTATCTTAATTTAATTATATGGATATAACACTTTTACAATTGTATAACCCTATGCTTAAAATGACAGTAAAATTGAGCAGAACAAGCAATAAAAAATATAAACTTTCTAAACAAATCACACCAGTAAGAAATATTTGGGTTGATGATTTATATGATAATTTAGATGAAATTAAATGTTTAATACTTAGTGAAATAATCAATGGTTTTGATATTAAAACTAATAATTTAGGTATTGACTTTATAGACGAACTTTTAGATCCTTTAAATAAAGCAATAGAAGAAGATAAAGCTAAAGAATTAGAAGAAATAAAAAAAGAAATAAAAGAAAATGTTTTAGAACTAATAGATGAAGAATCTATTGACGAAGTAGCTGTGCTTGATGAAGAATTAAGTGAATCTGTTAAAAAAGGCTTAGAGTTAGATGTTTAGTTTTTTTTAGTAATTTATTTATACTAAAAAAAATGTCCAAAAATGTGTCCAATTTCTAAATAATCATTAGGATTTAAATTAATAAATTGGACACTTTCTAATATATAATTAATTTTTGTTTTTTCTATATTCTCTAGCATACATTTTTAGTTTTTCTTTGTTATTCTCATAATATTTTTTAGTTCTTTCTATTATCTCTTCTTGTGTTCTAATAGGAAAAACTTTATTTATACATTCATTATTTTCAATATAAAACCTTTCTTTTTGTAATAATTCAAATTTTTCATTAAATTCTACTTTTTCAACAACATTATAAGAATAATCATTATTTTTTAATATATCAAAAGACTTTCTAAAATGTCCTTTACCTTCAATATATTTTTTATATTTTGATCTATGGTTCGTCATTCTTCTAGAGACTGTTTCTATAGTAGAACCATAATAAACATTTCCATTTGTGTTATCATAAATTTTATAAATATAACCTATCATTTAAAAATATATGTTAATATATGTTTATATATGTCTATGTATCTAAAAATTCTAAGAAATTCTTTCTAAATCTTTCTTCTTTTGGAGCTTCAACATCAATTAATAACACACTAAACTTTTCTTTTGTAGCAAATTCATACATTCTTAATAAATCTTTTTTTGTAATACCTAATTCAAACTCACTCATTATTAAATTTAAATCTCTTTTACCAGATAATTTAAGAATACAAAAATAATTACAATTAGTTCTTATAACTTTTGGAATTTTAAAAAAACTTTGAGATAAATAAACCATTGATATACCTCTTTTTCTTCCTCTTATATAAAACTCATTCATTTTAGTTTGATCCTTTTCTAAAACTAAATCATCAAAAATAACAATATGTTGTTCATCTTTGTTAAAAGAATCTAATTTAGGTATATTTTGGACACCTTCTAATATCTTTACTTGTTTTTTTGTTTTTTCTTCCAAATAGTTATATAATGGTTCATCTTTATTTCTTGTAATTACTGTTATTGTGTTAAATGTCCCTTTACCAGAACTAAATTTTTGTAATAAGTTCATTATGAAATTAGTTTTACCAGAACCAGATGGTGCAACAACAACCATACGAAAAGGTAATTTATCTAACATATGTAAATGAACATTAGGATTATCTTGGTTTGATAAAAACTTTTTTATATCGCTCCTTTTGTAGTAATTTTCCATTTATATAAATATGTTATATTTTTTTTTAATATAAAAAATATAAATTAATTATATATGCCAGGAAAAAGAATATCAATATCTGAACAAGAGGGACAAACTGAAATAGATGGAGGTCTAGCATTAAAGTTAGAAAAATTTCCAGTTTCTGCTAAAAAATTACTTGATAAGGTTGGTAATGAACCAATTTTTAAAATTACAATTTTTAGAAAACCATTAGGTAGTATTCTAACAAGAACATTAAACAAACTTACAAAAGGAGCATTAGATAACTTTTTAAAAACTGCTACTTATGATAAATTCTTTCATTTAGGTGTAATTATCAATGATAAATATCTTATGGATAAACAAGACTCATTTACATTCAAAAAAGTAAATGGTAAAAAATTTTTAAAAACTAAAGGAATGCAAACATCAAATCCAACAATTAATTATGAAGGTTTAACAATCAAAAGTTTAGTTGAAAACACTAAAAAAAAAATGGGTGATTCTAAATTTTTTGGTTATCAACCATTAACTAATAATTGTCAAGATTTTATTATCGCATTATTAGATTCTATTAATGCACAATTTGATAGAGATTTCGTTAAACAAAAAGTTGAACAACTAGCAAAAACAGTGCCTACTTGGAAACAAAAAATAGCAGAGTTTTTAGTGGCTATACCTAGAACTGCAAAAAGAGTAAAAGTCGCAAAAGGAATAGATGCTAATGAAGAAAAAATGTTAGAAGCACACGAACCTCAACATAGTGCTAGACATATGAGAAAAATGAGAGAATTGATGGAGATGGGTGTCTCATTTGAAAAAGCACATAAAGATGCTACAAAAATGGTAGGTATGGGTGCAATACCAAAACCAAAAGTGATGAAAGAAAAAGTTATTAAGTTTGCTAAAAAAGAAGTAGCTAAAGCTAAACCAACTATTGAAAAAGTAAAAGTAAAAGCAAAAAAAGAAGGTATTATTGGTAGAAGTGTGCATATAATGTAAAATTGTGTAATTTGTAAAAAAAATAAAGTATAATATATATGAAAGATATTATAGGTAGAAGTGTTGAAATAAAACCTAATAATTATTCAAAAAAAGAAAAAGAAAAAATAACAAATAATTTTTTTGATGAAATAAGTCTTGATGAAGCAGAAAAAGAATTTTTCCAATTAAGAAAATCAATGTGTGATATTGAAAAAAATTTTAAACCATTAAGTAGAATTGGAAATAAAACTGTTAATTATTTTACAAGAGTTGAAAGATTTGATACAATAGGTAAAAAGAAAATAAATTTTTATGATTTTTTATATAATAAAAATGAATTTTTAAAAAAAAAATATGTTCAAAATCTTATAAAATATTATGATGGTGATGAAAGAATAGGATTAATTAAAGTTTTTAATTTATATTTTGGATCTATATATATATTTAAACCTTTGATAGCAATGCAAGTTTATTGTTTATTTAAACCAACATCAATACTAGATTTTACTGCTGGTTGGGGTGGTAGATTAATAGGTGCTTCAGTTTTGAATATTGACAAGTATACAGGAATTGATTTGAATAAAGATGTTGAACCAAAATATAAAAAAATGATAAAATTTTTAAAAGATAAGTCAAAAACAAAAATAAAAATGATTTTCAAAGATGCTTTAAAAGTTGATTATTCTAAAATAGACTATGATTTAGTTTTAACAAGTCCTCCATATTTTAATACTGAAATTTACAAAGGAACGATAATTAGATCAGAAGAAGGATGGATAAAAGATTTTTATGAACCTTTATTTACAAAAACTTTTAAACATTTAAAAAAAAATGGATGGTATTGTTTAAATATACCAGATGATATTTATGAAAGAGTAGCAAAGCCAATGTTTGGAAAGCCAAATAAAATTATTGATTTACCAAAAGTATTAAGAGGTTATAACATTAAATATACAGAAAAAATTTATTGTTGGAATAAAAAATAATCTCTAGTAATAATATATGCCAGAACATCTAAAAAAATGGTTAGAAACAGTTAAAAAAGTAAGAAAAGAGAATCCAAATTTAACATATAAACAGGCTTTAATTGAAGCAAAAAAGATTTATAAAAAAAAATAATTAAATTATTTTAGTAAAAAATAATATCTAAATTATTATATATGAATTACATTGATACAGATAAAAAAGTTGATAATTTTCAATCTACTTATGTAAATAAAATAGACCCAATGAACAAATTTTTACCATTTGGTAAATATCAAATAGATTTAAAAAAGTTAAAAGGTGGTAAATTACAATTTAGATCTAAAAAAGGTTATTTTGTTAAAGGATTAGAGAACAAAAACCTTACTCCAAATATGAAAATTATAATAGATAAGTTTATTAGTGGTAGAAATATTGAATATGAAGATGTAAATAGATTAAATGATAATGAAAAAAATTATTTATCTCAAATAGCAGAAAAGTGTAGTATTGATGATAGATTGAAAATACCTTCTCCTAAATTAACAGAAATACAATCAGATATAAATAAGTTTAATATTTTAAGAGGTCAATTAATGGCAGGTAATGATAATAAAGAGATGGTAAAAGATTTTAAACTGTTATTATTGAAGTTAAGTAATACAGGACATATAGATAAAAAAGAATCTAATGAAGTTTTTAGAATGTTATTAAATTTAGGATTATAAAAAATTTAATTTTTTATATATTAATATCTAATTATTAATATATATGAAGGTAATTAAGGTAGTATTATCCCCAGCACAAAA